GTGAATGACAACCCGATGTCAACCGAGTTCAATGAGTGTGGGACTCCGATGAACAGTTGTTGAATCAGGTCTGTGGTGCGTAGACCTATATCCACTGTTTGACCTAGCCTCACAGTCTTTTCAGTGAACTCGATGCCCTCAAGGGTTCGACCCCTCATGTTCTGCAGTGTCAACCTTGACCCGTAGGTGGCGGTATGCACCTCCTTGGGCCGCAGTCGTTGCTCAGTACTCTCCTCCTCTGCGAACAACAACAGCGGGGGGGCGCTTGAGGATGATGACAACTTGTTCCCATCGAAGTAGATGGCCCCGGTGTATCGTGAGCCATCACGCGTAGGGTGTGTGAGGCGCAGACCGTCCTGCTCCTCTATGAGGCTGTATGTTCGGTCGTGTGCATACTGGAAGTCCGTTCCCAACGGTGGTGTGACCTTGAGTATGGTTCCCTTGGTGTTGCTTCGCTCACGCGTGTATTCAGCATGGAGAACGGTGTTGTCCACGAATGCAGGGACACGAATAACTGATGTCACCTCGTTGAATATGGTGTCCTGTCGGCCCTTCGGTGGGAATGCCTGTGTTGATGCCATCAGTAGTCCACCGTCCTGAGGCTCCCAGTGCCTGTAGCATAGTAATCATCTGGTGTATCGTCATCATGGTCTGCCGTATTGAAGTCGGTTGTCGCATCTTCACCCTTCGGGTGTAGCGTCTGACTGTGCCTTGGCTCCACCGTGTAGTCATACCTCACCGTCACATCACCATCATCGTCCTCGGTGCCTTGGCGTCGTGATGCGTCGGAACGGTAGTGCTGCAGTGTGTTCTCGCTGATGATGAGACGAGCAACGGCATCTGCCAGTGTTGGTGTCGTTCCATCTACACCTGCCCCACGAATATATGGGCCATGAGACTTGTTGCTACTGAAAGAAGTACCCCCTTTGTGGTCTGGGATGTACGATGCTACATATGGCCCACTGGTTGGTGATGGGTTTGTTGTCTGGACATATCTCCCACTGGTCACTGCCCGAGCATTGGGCATATCATAGTTGAACAGCCCATATCGACAACCCCCTGTCATCTTAAAGAATGTTGCATGGCTAGATGATTGGGGTCCCTTCAATGTTGCTGGGCCTCGTGGCCTGAACAATGCTATATGGCGACTGTCAAGTGTCATGCACACTCGGAGTAGGAATCGGATTGTCTTGTCTGTGGCATTCGTCCTTCGTCGCATTGGGTCATTCACACCGGCTGTGGCATTCCCTTGATATGGGTTCGATGTTGGCCCGAAGGTGCTTAGTACATACGCAGCATTGGCTGTGTCTATGCCCCAGTTGTAGTCATTGAATGGCTCCACATGGCTAGACACCTCCATGATGTAGTTGCCTCCCATCGGAGATACACCATGAGCGTTGTTGAATCGTAGCACACCACCCTCACCATCGGCCCACACATCAGTACCCGCTGTCTTAGACATGTCAAGGTGGGTTATCCCTGCACCGATAGTCCCTACTCCTGATGAACTGTACAGGTCAATAGTTTCAAACGAACCTTGGAATATGTACCGTTGCCCTACTTCACGGTCTGTGTGTAGGCTGGTTGCCTGTGTTGCCTGAACAATGTAGTTTCGTGGGTCATTGTCACTGGCCTCGGTGACGGTCATGGAATCCAACCCGATGCGTGGTGACAAGCGAGATACGGGGTCATAGAACGATAATCCCTCTGCTCCAAACACCCCAGATATCTGTTCGACATTCGCTCCGACCATGCCCTCGGGCTTCAACAGCCCATCGGTGTCTGATATGCCAAGACGACCACTGATTCCACGAGGCACCTCGTAGTCCTGTAGCGCATCGTTGCGTGGTCGCAACAGGCCGGTGGTGAATGGAGGTTCTGCAGTGTGATATGACATCACCATACCTATTGGGTTCATAGTGGTGTCCACATCCTGCAGTATGTACTCGTTGAAGAACACCGGGTATCTGGAGCCTCGCCCATCACCTCGGTCACCAACACGAACACTGTCAATCGGGTTGAAGAAGTCTGCTAGTTTGGTGTAGTAACTACTGACCGCATCGAAGACGGCGTTGTTGGATTCATTGCGATTGCCTTGTTGCACAGACGGTGGCTGCACTGTGTCTGGATGCATGAAGAACAGTGATGTGGCAGGTAGTGGGAATGGTAGGACATACCTCCATGCCTCCGGGTCGAATGCCGGTCGCACTCCGAACCCACGCACAGGGAATCGGCGGACATCCTCACCTGTGGTGTTGCCCCACCAGTCGACCACATAGTACATGTTTGCCTTCACGAGGTCTTCGATGCTCTTGCCTATATGGTCGCCGGGGAACAGCCGCCTTGACTTGTCATCGTTTCGTAGGACTCGGATGGGGCAACCGAACGGTCTGGTCATGCGACGACCATCGCTATACCTGACCTGCCAAGTGGGGAGGTCATGGCTGAGCAACGCAGATGCATTCGTCTGTCTCTCAATGATGCCTGTTATCGTCCCATTCGCAAGGGTCGCTGTGTCATTGTTTGGCGTGACTGCACGACTTGTCCAAGTACCACTCTCCGCTTGAACGAATGGCCCGTTGAAGTATGCGTAGTGACCATTGCTATGTGAGCCTGATGCTGCATCTGCAACGCTCTTGATTGCGATAGCCCACTTGGGTCGATTGTATGGCTGACGCACCGAGAACCGATAGCCAAAGCAGTAGTTCCGCGTCCAAGGAACACCGTCGTTCGGTGTGGTTGGGAAGTTGGCCCATGCTGCAGTCACCGTCTGGTCTGTTCGTATCTCCATTGGGTCTAGTGCCGGTCCAGCATTATACTGGGCCGTGTACGCTATGCATGACCCAGAGAATGGGTCGGCTACATTCCAGCCTCGCTCGACATCACCCCACATGTCCAACCGTGATGCACTGGCTCCGTATCGTGTCCCTCCGGGCCAGAACCCACCATAGAAGAACTTGGCACCTGATGGCATCACCGTTGGCGCTATGGGTGCGACTGAGTCGGGGTCCTCTGGCGCATTGGTAAGTGATGGTTGGATGAGATTTAGCACCGCACCAGATATGACCTTGGCCTCAAATGTGGTAAGGACACTAGTCCCACCACTAGTTGCAGTCAACCTGTTGGTGCCATATGTAATGGTGAATGTCACAGTGCCGGGAGCAGTGTATGCCCTCGCACCACCACACTCAAGATAGAACCCATCAAATGTCCCACCATCTGCTCCAAAGTTGTTCACATGACCTCCTGTTAGTGTCGCACGATGGTTGGCATTATCCCATGCACCTGTCGATGTACCACTTACAGACCTGTGGGACATTCCCTTCATGCCAAGTGCGAATGGGCCGTTGCTGATGGCATACGAGAACTCGTGGTAGTGAACCATCTCAAACGATTCGGGCATGATGTTGTACGGCTTCTTGTTGACTGGTGGGTATGCATCATTCCGACCTCTGGCGTGTGACCCATCGGATAACTTGGTGTATGGGCGACCCAGATTGTGATGCCACATGCACAGGTATGCATCGGCCATGTGAAGGCTGTTGGTGTCTCTGGTGCCGGACAACAACTGTGGTAGTGTGCGTGGTAGTGGGCTGATGGTCTGGTCAGTGTAATTATCGCCCGGTGAGAAGTTGTTGTGCGCGCCCATCAACCGGAGGGTACCCCCATTGTAGAGGCTGTGACTACTGGTCAATACATTCCATATGGGGGAGGATGCACCTAGCCCATCTGCCGGGGTGAATACGAGGAACCTGTCTGTATCCCCAGTGGATGCCCCACTGGTCCCACGAGCCGTGTATGTTGCAAAGTGCTCTGTGCCAGCGGAATCAATCGTGACAACCTTGCGCCCGTATGTCGCACCGTTCAATGGGAACAGAGCGTTGTCATCAACAGACAGGGTGACACTAGCGGCGGCAGTGGGGTTGGCTACAACCTTACATCGTGGGTTGAGGCTCTGCAGTTCACGAGTGTATGGTTCATAGAAGTGAGTGGGATAACCGGCGAGTGTGATTTGGGCGCTGATGGCACCAAGTGTGGAGCGATTGAACAGATAGTAGTCATCCACGCCGAACAAGGTGAGACCAGAATAGTTGCCAGTCTGCACACCGATGGCCCACCAAGGGATGGTCAAGGTGTACCCCGGTGTGGCTCGCTTGAACGCGGTAGGATGATATGGCAGCGAACGACGAGTGAAGGGAGGACTCATCGTCTCGTTCACACCCAACGGATTGAAGTTCGCCAATGGTGGTAGTGAGGTGAATTGCTGACCCGGTGCAGGGTCGATGTCCAGCATGACTTCATTGATGTAGATTTCACATCCTCTCACATCAGCGGATACGGTGTCTGCTAGGATTAGACTGCTACCACCATAGGTGGCCCAGTCATGTACGACACCGACAACAGTTGCCACCTGTTGGCCAGTAAGGTTCAATTCAAGGTCTGCCTCAAAAGCACCATCTGCTGCATTACGAGGCGAGGTTGTGTCGCCAAACGGTGTGTTCTCATGGAATCCAGTGATTTGCTGGCTGAAAATGTTGGGTTGGATAATGATTTGGTATGCCCCCACCTCTAATGGGTCAGGGAAGTGAGAGGTCTGGGTGTGTTGGTTGGCTGCCTCCAATATGATGACATGGCCACCCTTGCTGTTCACCACCCCTGCTACACCAGAAGAGGCGAGGATGCCATACCCGTCGAACCGAACCTTGGTCTCAGTCATCAGTGTGAATGCCCCACCGTGGATGTCAGATGGTGCATAGTTCGGTGTCAGGTTGGAGAACCAGATGTTGGGGTCCATAGTTGGGAGGGCGTTCGCATTACCGCTGTTCTCATCTATATTGCTATCAAGCGATGCGTAGGCTGAACCAGCACAGGCTAGGTGGTCACGGTATAGACCTTGATACAATGGGTGTGCCAAGTGACCCGGCATCATGGCCATTGTCGCATTCACATAGTGGTGACCCATGCGTGGAATGGGCATGGGCGTCAACTTGGGTGCAGTGATGAGGGTGTAGGGATTGTCAGAAGTACCGGCATTCAACTTGTGCCATTCGATGCGTGGCATGTCTGGGCTGTCACCGCTTATCTCAGCATGGTCACGCAGTCGACGGGCAGCAAACAGGCGGGTGGTTCCTGCAGGTGTGTAGTAAGATGGATGGATGGTAGCGTCATCAAATGTAGAATCCCACCCCGGCCCGAACACAACACCAGTGAACTTGGTGGAGCCAGTGGTGATGCCCGTATAGGATGCGATGGCTACCTTGCCCGCTGAGTTGGTGGCCACCAAGAACCATCGCCCTGTCCCATCATTGAGTTGTTCATCTAGATTACCAAATACTGGGCCTGATGTAAGACCACTCACAGTCGCATAGTGTACTGTTCCATCATACACAAGTTCGACGCCAGTGAACACAGTCTGATTGACGGTGATGTTGTCACGCACCACGAGGTTGGTTGCACTGCCACCTACAGGTGTCCGATGTAGGAACTCAACTGAGCCAACATCCTCACGCTTGCTGTAGGATATGTCCATCTTGGTGATGTGAAAGTAGAGAGTGCGGTCATGGGGTTCGTATGCCGTCTGTAGTGGTGCATCGTTTGTGGCACCGTCCCAACCAGTCTGGAATGAATCTGGGAAGTCATGCGAGGTGCCAATCTCCTTTGAGTCTGCTGAGTTATTGCTCGGTCCCACTGAAATCTGTTCCCAATTATTGTTTTCCCAAGTCGGCCATGTAGCCACATCTGGGCCACTGCCATCGAATGCCTTGGATACGAATGAGGTTGGTTGGCCGGGATGCTGAAGCCCACCAGTGCCGATTGACTCATTCTGGTATGCCTGTAGGCGGTCGAACCCGGAGCGCACCACGATGTTGCCGGGGATGGTGTTTGGGTCTGGCAACTGGATGCGCATGTTCGGACTGTTGCCTGACCCTCCAAGGGCAGGTGCTAGGCCTTCGGTTGACCTGTCAGATATCTCCTTGAAGTCACGAATGATGCTTCCGAACGGGGAGCCACCCTCGATGGTGTGTTCTTGCCCTGTGTCATCAATGACAACCATGCTTTCAAACTGGATGTCCTCGTTGGGGATGATGAGTGCGTTCCTGACTAGATGAGGGAATCGCTCAGCCAGTTGTGGGTGTGCCAGTTCCTGTGCTTGGATGACAGGGAACATGGCGCTGTTGGTCGTCTCAAACGAGAACCGACAGTTGCCATAGGTTGTCTCACCAGTCTTGTAGTAGTTGGTGGTGCCGCTTTGCTTGCGCCATGTCCAAGGTACTGCTCCAAGACCTCGGGCGTTGGGTGCAGGTAGTGATAGGTTGCCACCATCCATGCGCTTCCAGACTATGTGGTTCACGCCGAAGTTCAATGATGATGTTTTTCCGGTGTTGCTAAGGGGGTCATGCCAATATCGGTGTGGCTCATTGTCAGCATCGAATATGCCGGGGAATGCTGAGCCATCTCGTATCCCACCCAACCCATTCGTGTCTTGATATAGGGCATTGGCCATACCCAACCATTCCTTGGATGTGAACAGGTCACCAGTCTGGGCCGCACAGTTGTCTGCAAGTGCGTTGTCGGCACCGTCATTGTTCACAGCCCCCCACTTCATATTGGTCCTCTTGGTGTTGTTAGTGGTGGGGTTGTCCATCCCGGCTACGACCTGTGCCTCCACATATGGCCCACCATTGGCTGGACACCAGTATCTACTTGGATTGTGGATGTCATTACTCCATGCAGTCGTGCGAAGGAGGCTCTCTGCTCGCGGTAGTACGGCTGTGTTATTGGTGTCAGCAAAGCCGGGTGGTGTCATTGAACTACCTCCGGGTGCTGTATCCCATATCCCACTCAAGAAGTCACCACACCCACTTTGTCCCAACCTGTCAGCGCGGGCAATCAACGGTAGTTCTCCTTCATGGCTGATGACGACAAAGTGATGTTCATGGGTTCCCTTCGTCTTGTTCATGTTGTTCATCCATCCAGAACCGTACTGTACTGCTGCTGCTGCTGCTGCTGTGGTACTGTACTGACCGATGTAGTTGGAATAGTGACAGTTCAACCCGCTTCCATATGGTGAGAATGACAGGAATGGATGCCATGCGCCCAAACCTCGACTGATGCCCCAGTATCCCTTCTCCACTATACCCAGTGAGTTGAGCATTGAGTATCGCTCCCCATGCCATCCAATGGCACCAATGGGTCGTGTCCGGTCTATCGCATCGGTCAGGCCATTGAAGTGTACATGAGTCCCTGCCAATGCATCCCACACATACTTCTGTGTGGTGGACAATGATGAGTCTCCAACAGAGAACAATTGGGATAACTGATTGGATATACCACCATTGTCCCATCGGTGGTTGCCAGTCTTTGTCCAGATGTGCATGACAGGAGCCTTGTCGCCCGCAGCATCTGGTGTCACAACATGGCAAGCAGGTTCCAGATATATGTGACCCGGATAGGTGCTTCCCGGCCCAGATATGGTTCGCTTTGTGGCATCCACAGTTGGGTCTTCTACGATACGCATACCAGTTCGATAGTTTCGACCGATGAAGATGGAACGATTTGCTCCAGTTGCTTTTACTCCGGTGTCATCACTACGAGCGACACCACGATAGAACCCATAAAATCCTCGGTCATTCATACTAGCGACTGTATCAAGACTCGTATCGGCTCCGACATACCGTTGGACCGCTCCAGCAGTATCTAGGAAGAACCTCGCCCAACCTACATAGGGTAGTGATGGTGGCATGTAGTAGGTCGACCCGCTGATGCTCAGACTCATTCCAGCATCGCGGGCGGGGTCTTCAAAATGAGTACTTACTGCACCAACATGTGTCAAGTGGTCAGCACGACCGTTCAATGAGCCTGTACCAGCGAGAGTCTCCATCGGTAGTTGGACCCAAGAGTAGCGGTCCTGCTTGTGTGCGTGTTGGAATGATGGTAGGAATGTGCCACCTAATGCCTTGAGCGCTCCTGAACCCGGCCACTCGTTGATTGCACATGAGATGACTGCACCTAGTTCCTCTGAGTTCTGCACACGCGTTGCGTCGATGATGATTACATCGCGGTCTACATCTCCCTCGACACCACCTGAGTAGTTGTCCTGAGCGTATCCCCAATCTGCAACCAGACGGCGTAGCATGGGCGCACCGACTCGGAACATGGCAGCATTGTCACCGACACGGTATGCAGCATTGAATGCAAACCCAGTACCATTCATGTCCGTCGATTGTCGCCACGGATACGAGTACACGCCGAAGTTGTTTGGGTTGCGTACGACTCGGTCATCGAAGAAGTGACCGCCCGGTGCATGTCCACCATCCATGTGCCATGAAATGTCTGCAGCGGTAGCATCTGCGTGTAGGTTGGAGAAGTCAAGGACTGGGCCGGCTGTAGGTGCGCCACCAGTTGCTGGGGTGGCATGACTAGCACCCACGATGGACTGCGATAGTGCTGTGAATGGGTGCGCATTGCCGACTGACCCAAATGACCAAATGTTGGCAGTTGGGGCTATGTCAAGACTACCATCGTGACGAAGGAAGTGGTCACTCAGGTATCTCCCATATTCGGCCCCTGCTTGATTGTACTGTGCTGCATTAGGGTCACCCTGAGCAGGCTCCCAGTTGTCTACTCCCTGCCATCTAGCAGTGTTAGTGACCTGATATGCCGTAGTTGGTGGCATCCACCCAATCGCTGAACTCCAACCATACAACCCCACCGTCTTTGTGCCTGTCGCCCATGTCGTGGCATGACCATGACTAATCTCATTGGGCAGGTATGCGTATGATGGTGTGCCATACCATCCCAATGCATTCGCACCAGTGGGGCCAGATATGTGATACGGATAACTGGGAACAGCACCTGCTGGGCGTTGCATCTTGACACTATGCAACCCCCCAACAGCCATGCCTACAGATGGCTCACGGATGGATGTAGGGGCTGAGTATGTGTCATACTCAGTCTGGAAGAAGTGTGGTACAGATTGACCCGGCCCGAAGATGAGGTAGGTGGTGGAGGTCTTGACGGTTGCTGATTGAGCATCCTCGTAGCGACCAAAAGGATGGGCGAATCGTAGCACTACAGGACTTGGTTGTGTCTGAACTACCGTCTGGCCGTCCTCTAGATACCCTCCAGACCCAGAGTCATCATCCGGTGTGTCAGTGGCGGTAGGTACATTCCCAGCGCCCTGTGCCATGTCTGGTGACAACTGCATATCCTGATTGTAGAATGGTGGGGCCGGCACTCCCTTGTGTTGGTCAAGGTACGCTGTACCGGGGAACATGGCGAGCATGGCTGTGGTGTCGAGTATGCAGTGTGACCCCATCAGTTCGTTGGCGTTTTGGATGCCCGCACAACCTGTGGGGCCGGATGAATACGGATGGGTGTAGAAGTCCGTGTAGTCATTCTGTGTGCCATCATTGATGTCCATTACGGCCCCGCTGAAGCCGCCACCGAAGTAGAGTGGCACACTATGGTCTGGGCTGTCTCTCGCACCTCGGAAGTAGACATACGGTTCTGCCTGTTTGTTGGAGCCGGTGGTACGCATACCATCAAGCAACGGCCTGTTGCCCCACAGCGCTAGTACACACATGTCCTGCCCAATAGCGGCATCGACTAGACTATCGAAATCTTCACTCTCGGAGTTCTGTCTGGCAGCGGTAAGTACTCCTGCTCCGGCAAAGATGTCTCGGTTGAACACATGCTTGTGACGAGCACCATAATCATCTGTCACTGGTCCTACATCAAGGGCATACGCCTCCACACTACACCACTCACGGTCACTGAACCATACGGTGTATCGCTCTGAATACGATGCATCCTCCCCTAGGTTTGGTGTAGTATAGAACGGGACATGAGTGGAACCTGCAGGACTAATCGTGTTGACATCTTCGGCCTTTGCCCTACCCACAGGTGCAAAGTGAAATGCTTGATGGACACCGTATGTTGCACTGTCAGTCAATGTTATTGTCCATGTGGATGCAGCCGTGTTGCCATCCACTATGGTGGCAGGATTTTCGGCGCGTGGGAGGATGTGGTCACCCGGCCAGTAGGTGTATCGTTCACCTCGGAGGTTCTGCTTCCAGATGTCGGTGTTGATGGGGTTGTTGTCACTGTCGATAATCACAGGTGTGGCTGTGTTCGCATTCGTTCCCCGATACCGAGTGGTGATGTGCAGAACTGTCTTGGGAATGTACCCACATGACAATTGCTGACCAGCATCAATGACGCTGTTGAGAAGGCCTCGCGTGGATGCTGATGTTGCCAATGCACCTATGGGACTCAAGTATGCAGTACCAGATATTGTGGTGCTGACCTGAGTCTCATGAACATGAGCATCCAATATCCCCCAATCTGGTTGCCGATTCACCTCAAAGAGATGGCGTGGGGCAATCACTTCTGTCGTGTTGGAATACGCCTTCACACGGATGGCAGTCGAACTCACTCCCCACTCACCGAATGTGCGACCATCTCCAGTGTACATCTCCGTACAATCAAAGGATGTGGCACCCACCTCATCACTGTTGGGGTCACCCATAGTGAGGGCATACTCGACAGCAGCCGCAATCAGTTCGTCAGTCACCAGTGTCGTCCAGTTGGGTGTAGGAGATATGCATACAGGTGCTTGAGCATCAGTATATTGGGTTGGGCCGATTACACCAGCAGCGAAGTCCTTAAGCCCAGTGGTGTCCAAACCCTCACAACCAAAGAATGAATGAGGCCCTGCCTTTCCAGCAGTTGTTCGATGAGTGTATGACACGAAGTATCCTGAATTACCCATCTCTTTTAGTGTCCCGGTCTTGGGTACGGATACTTGCATGACCCCGTTCTCCTTTGGAAAACCAAGATAACCGAGAACATCAACGGTCCCATCGGGTAGGTCATGCCATATCCCTGCATTGTCACGACCGAATGAACCAACAGTTCCAGCCCCACTTTGCAGCCTCAGAGTAGTAGCACCTGCTGCTGGCTTGACAACTGTGACAGCGTATGCACCCTCGTGGGCAGGTACACCATTCCAACGATTACCACAGTAGTTCTGGTTTCCGATGGTCGATAGGGCAACACCAGTTTTCCAATCATGTCCTGTCTTAATTCGATTGGCTGCATCTCCAATACCCTTCATGTGCTTCCCGATGGTGAACCCACCATCACCCACATTGCGGTCATCAAACCAGATGACGACCTCATTCTCCAGTGATGATGGTAGTTTCGTGTTGATGGATGAGAACACCTTTCCATACTGCTTGTAGACCATGCGAATGTTGTGGTTGCGTTTGAGGTGGTCAGTGAATTGGAATGCATACATCTGACTGTCGCCCACATCTATCATATCACCACTTGGTACATGAGTAGTGTATGCAGATGGCCCATTACTGCTGTAGATGGAGTGCGCACGACTGTTTTCACCATCACCAAAGCCCCATGTTCCCAAGTCTGGCGACCAACCGGGAATGCCACTGGCCACCAACCCACCACAGTTAATCTGTGCGTGGGCCTGTGTTCCGACTCTCAAACCTTGAATGATATGGGCTTCATTGTGTAGGTTCGTTTCACTACCAACCGTGTTTGATGCAGACCCAGCCCCTATGTTCCCACTGATGTTTGTCACTGTTGCGGTCCCTTCTGTTGCTACAAATGATTCTTGTACAGTCGGTGAGCGATTCTGAGTGTCATCCACATGAGTGGATGGTTCACTCGATAGTGTCATTTCATGCAGGGTCGTAATCGGCGCAAACGGCTTACCGTTCTTGTCAATTGGCATGGGTGCCGGATGCATACACTCTCCCCACTTCTCATCAGGCTGACAGTAGAAGTTGCGGAATCGCCCGCCATGCCCAACGAGGAACTGAGGCTTGTATGGCGCTTGGCCGCGACTGTTGTCCAGCCACGCACAGAAGTTGCGTCCTGTGGCACCGGGTATGGTGCTGTGGATGACGACCGTGAATCCCTCTACTCCATCAGTATCCTCGATTACCCGTCCGATATGTGCTCGTAGGTATCCCATGTGGCTACCTCGGTCATAGGAGGAGAATGCCTCGTCATCCCAGAATGATGCAGGGTCATGTGTGGAGCCTGTCACAGCGTAGTCTGCAGCGATATGGGCGAACGCTGGGTCGCCATCAAGGGACTTGCCGGGATACTGGTCTGGTGGGCGTCGAATGTTGGAACGGCCCTGCTTTGCTCCCGCTTGGTTGATGTATCGCACTATCTCCCTTGCTGCAGATTCAATGTTCGTGACACCCTCCTTCAATCCAATCTCACCAAGGTCAATGGAAAGACGGCGCACGAAGTCCATCTGCTTCCAATGGGGCAGGTTTGATAGGTCTGCGTCTGTCGTGGTCGAATCGACGGCACGAATCCCCTTGAGACAGAGGAAGGCCGGTATCGCCCTTGTTCCATTTGGTGTGTCGAATGTGATGGAGTTGAATCGCACTGCTGTTGCTGCGTGTGCATGAGCAGGAGTCCAAAACGCACCTGCCTCAGTCTCATCCTGCAGCCCTTGTCCATGATAATTCTGTGCCTCACTTAGACAACAAGCAGCATCTTGTGTTCGTAATGGCATCCTACCATTACTACAAGTCGACGGCATCCGTGTTGGCCCTTGCTCATAGTTTCGCTTGAAGAGATTGGTCAATTCCCACTTCATCAATGCATTGCTAGAAGTATCAGTGTTGTCGTTCCGGTCAACATTCAACACTACTTGGTCGATGTGGGCATATGCCCCTTCGATGAATGTCGATGTTCCAGTCGGACCACGAACCTTTGGACTCAAAAGGTATCCAGTGCTTGCATGGCTATCTATACCACCACCATCACTAGTGGTGTACGCCTTACTACTATCCTTACCCAACTGTTGTGATGTGAACCCATACGCCACATCCAAGTTGTCAATCTTGATTGCATCTGGAGATGACTGAACCTGCATATGCAAGTCGTTGAACGCAACTAACTCACGGTCACCTTTCACATCATACAGCAACACCCTAGCATGGGTGTCCTTCGACAGGTATGGGTCCACGAATGCCACGATGCGACCAACGGAGGGGTGACTCATGTTCTTCAGGTTCAACTCGATGGTCTTGTTCACATGTTGGGCAAAGTTCTCAGCCGTTTCACGACAGGTGTTGCCAATGAGGAAGTTCTCCAGAGGTGTGCTAGACCTTGAACGAGTGGTCATCAGACCTGACCCACCATTGAACCCATTCCAGACCTTACCCTCATCAAGAACCCCACGGCTCTTGCAGAACATTCCCTCAGTCGCATGGGGGTTGGTGTAGTGCATGTTCATCCAAACGGTGTCACCACTGCGTAGACCACCAGAAGCGTATGGGAACAACCATGATGCGTTCAGGACGGCGTCATCAATGACCTTCGGAAAAGTGTCTGCATATGCTCCGGGTGATACAGGACCATTGTTGGGGTTCACTTCCAATGACACCAATAGTAGGTCATCACCTTCCTTTATGTCAGCAGGAACCACTGCTGCCGCATATGATGTCCAATTCTTGACCGTCAGAATCTTGTGAAATCCTCTTGGATGCCATGTCTGCGCGGCGAAACCTGATGCGGACCCTAATGGGTTTGCACTTGAACCTCCAACTGCAAATGTCGTAGTGTAGTTGATAGCGAGGTATGCACCAGTACGCAGGTTTAGCACCTTCCAATCGAATATCGTCTTGGCACCATACCGTAGCATCGCTCCTATCTCAGGGAACAACTCGTCATCGCTCACCAAGATGGTTGACACTCCACCAGCGTGACCATAGTGTTTAACATTCCCACTCCATCTACCCGGTTGCAACTTTGGTAGGTGTGGATTCTCACGCGGCCCGTCCTTGAACTCGACCGCACTCACATATTGTTTCAACCCATAATCGACATTGCCTCCCTGTGTCTGCACATTTGCCATGTCGTGGTAGTATGGAGAACGGAACTCTTGTGCCTCTGAGACAGAATAACGGTTGTCATCAGCAATGGACACAACATTGTCATCAAATGTCTGCATCGTAGGGCTGACTCGCATTCCTACCTCTAGGCTTTCAAAGAATTGCCCTGACCTCGCATTGCTCTCACCTGTGTCATTATCCAATAGGATGAGATAGTTTGATGCCTTACCACAATAGTATGCCCACTCACCATTCTCAAGGAACACCTTGTTCGCAGTTATGGTTCCCCCGCCACGCCGATTGATTGATATTTCATCATCCCAGTCGTTGGCATCGGGGAATATGTCAATGTTGTCGACAAACAACCGAGGTTGATTACCATGACCACTTTGCTTCGATATTGTTGAAGTAGCAATAGTCCCCTTTGTCACCAGTTCCTGTGTGAATTGATAGCCATACGGCCCTACTACAGTTGTGTCAGTCCCAGCAATACCCCCACCACATGGGCGACGACCTACAGGGTTAGGACACCAGTTCTGTGCGGTTAGGGTAGCATCGAGGTTAATCCGCATCGAGTTGTCCGGGCCGGGGAATATCCCTTTGTCACGGTCCTCAAAGAAGTGGTATGGGAACAGTGGAATCTCAACCAGTGCTCTTGTAGATGCATACTGTGTGCCGAGTTGGTAGTCATGAGTGACACTACCCAACTTCTGAAACAACCTGTCTTGGATGGTTGTGCCATCTTCACAAACTGTGTCATCACCAATGTATGGGTCCACATAGATGTTCTTGCCATTTACTGCAGTATTGATTGCAACCCAATTTGCAAAGGTGGATTCTGTAGTCCCATCTGCATTGATGAACCAACCTACCATGTTCGTATCTGTAGTGTCAAACGCAAAGTTCCTCCCAATGATGTCATAGTAGGCCGCAGATGCACCATTGGCAAGGTGAATACGAGCAATGCCCGTACCCCCGGAACCACTACCGGGTGGAAAGCAAATGTGACCCCATGTGGCTAGTGATTCAGAGTTGTTGTTCATTGGTTGAACATATATGGTCTTGGGTACGGAGCCTACATCTACAGCCGATATGGTGGCACCGCATGGACGGCGTGTGTTCCATCCAATGCGGGCGATTGGGGATGGGTCATAGGTGGGCTTGGTGTTGATTGCTCCTTGCCCCGGCCCACCCAGTGACACAGCCACCACAGGGCCACCCGGAGATATCTCCTTGACAGGGTGTGAATCAGGAGATGCGTCTCCGGTGAACGATGCTTGAACACCCTTCACATCATCCATCAAACCGATACCACGCACCAACAGGCTACGCTTGGTGGTACGAACATCTTGGAACGACTTGATACGACCACGCATAAGCAGGTACTCAATGGATACGAAGTTCGTGTCAGTGAAATTGGTCTCTGAACCGACAAACTTGCTCAGTTGCATGGTTCTGCTTCGGATTGTTGGTTGAACGACAAACACCCGACTCTTCCCTTCAACCCAGTTGTCAATGATGTCATACGACTCGTGAAGATGAGTTCGGTGATTGCTTGCAGGTGTGTCGAATGCGCCATTAGCATTGCTTGATGCCTCTACTAGTGGAGATAGGATGAACTGATTTGGGGCAGTCGTCACTGGTGGGTCAAATCGTGCCTTTGCCGATGCCCCGCTTTGCAATGGCCGGACAATGAGTTTGTGATATGTAGAGGGGTGTGTAGTGGTCGCGACATGAGATGCAACAACCCCCTGTGGTGGCAATTGTGGGCTATCAGTAGATGCATTCGGCATATGATTGGACGGTATCATTGACTTGTCCAACTCAATCTCAAATGTTGTCCCACCTGTGTTGTCACCAACCAGTCGGTGGTCATCCATCGTCACGCTCCCTGTCCCGATGTCCTTGTCATCAATGCGAATCA